TGGCGAAATGCCTGAGATACAAGATGAACAACCCGCAAAGGTAACTGTTAAAGAAACAGAAGCTGATGAGGATTCTAAACAATATAAAGCCCTCCTAAACAAAGAGCGCGAAGCTCGTAAAAAAGCAGAGAAAGCAACAGCTGACTATGCTTTTAAACTACGAGAGAAAGCACGCAAAAAAGACGAAGATTATTTAGATGAGTTTGGTGACGAACTAGAAGAAAAGAAAGAAAAAATGATGACCGCTGGCGAAATGAGAGCGATTCTAGCAGAAGAAAGAGAATTAACTCGCAAAGAATTTTCTATTGGTGAAGCTAGAAAAATTGCTGGTATGTTTTCATCATCTGAAACTGAAAAAGAACTTATCTTAGAAGTCTATAATAATCGTACTTTCCCTAGCAATCTTTCTGTTGAAGAAAAAATTGAGGAATGTCACCTTATCGCCAATAAGAAAAAGATTTATGGCGAGAACAGAGAACTAAAAAGAGCATTGAAAGGTAAGTCTGCAGTAATGAGCAGTGGTGCGAATGCACATCATGATACTGAAGACTCCAAAAAACCCAAAATGTCTTCTGCTGATAGTTCTGAGTTGGCAAGAGTAGGATTTAAGTGGAACTCAACAGCAAACCGTTTTGAGAAAAAACTCTCTAACGGTGATATATTGATTAAAAACAATAAATCTTCTCAAGCTCAATTGATAAAGGTTTAACCCGTCTTAAAAGCAAATTAAGACTATACCTCTTAACGGCCGGTATAGCTTTTTTGTATTTAAATAATGAATTGGTGCTTTGGAACATATTAACAAGGCAAACAGTTTAATAACTTATGAAAATATGAGAGCAGATTTAAGTGTGGTAGGTATACAAACTACCCGGCTACGAAGAATCGCCGCTTCTTCCACAAGGTTTGAAGTAGGCGAACCGATTTACTCTAAAGCAACTATGTCATCTGGTACAGCATCTGATAATAATTGGGTGTTAGCAGCCGAAGATTTTCCTACTGCTGGAACACACACTTTAGGTGGTGTTGCCATTAAGGGGTCTTTACCTTACAAAACAGGCACTTTGGTGGCGCAAACAACTATTTGTGCTTGCCCAGTTCCACACGCAGGTTTGATACGTGGAAAGGCTGAAACAGCAGGCAATATCGATACAGACGCAGAGTTATTGGCAATTCTTAACGATGCTACTTTAATTGATTATAGTGCAACAGGAGCTTCTGACGGTGGACAACTATATACAATTAAAGACACAGCTGGTGCTGATACTTCAATGTTAGCAATTATTGACGGAAACATCGCAAAAGGAACATTGGATGTAGAAGTTTATGCTACTGCATACAGAATTGACCAAGATGTAACCTAGTAATAGGTGAAATAACTTATCTAATTAAAAATATATGCAAACAGGTGGACATACAGGTGAACTCTCGCCCGACGCAGTTCTTTCTGGAATTGATAGTAGGGCCTTTGAGGAATATTCTCGGGAACAGCAACCCAATTACGTAAGGGCAACAGACTCTCTTTTCTTTAACCAAGGAGAAACTGTTGGTATTGGTTTTATATGGGATGAAGACTCAAACGTTGGCGAATTTGACGAAACTGGCGAAATGGAAGAAATCCTATCAACTGACACATTTATTGGTAACCAAAAAACTGTTCGTTCTCAAAAATGGACAAAGAAAATTCCATTGTCTGACGAGGTTTTTCGTGCTGATATGGTTGGCAAACGTGATGCAATCGGACAACAAGTAGGAGACCGCGCACGAATGACACAAGATAAACGTGCATTGTTAAATACATACGGGGATGCTTTTGACGGTTCTGTTCATACAACACCTGATGGAAGCGCTTTCGCAGCAAACAACCATACAACACTTAAAGGTGCAACAGTTGATAATCTTGAAACTGGTGCGTTAAGTCCTGACAATGCTTGGATAGCTGTCAACGCTTTGGCAACTCAAAAAGCCCAGGACGGAGACGCAGGTTCTCACGTAATGGAAGGATTTTTAATGAATTTCTTGTTATACAAGACAGCTAAAGAAGTATTAGGTTCAGATAGAATAGCAAATAGTGGCGAGAATAACCTAAATATCTTTGATACTGATTACGGTGCAGTTAGAATTGGGGCTTCAATATTCTTGAGTTCTGAATATAACAGCGCAACAAATGCAGCAACATCTTACCATCTTATTTCTCGGAATCACATGGTAAATCGAAAAGTATTTTATGGGTTTAATACTTACTTGAGAGAACCTAAAAATACTGACAACGATGCTTACATATTAACAGCTAAATTCCACGAAGCCACATTCCCTGGTTCTTTTACAGGATATGTTGGTTGTAATGGAAGCGCTTAATAACTAACCATTAAAGGATATGAATAAAAACAACATAAAATCCTTGTCGCTATGGTTGGCGATCGGCGTAATCGGCTTATTGGCTACTAGCGGAGTAGTTTATGCCTTGAGTGGTAATTTCCCAATTGGAATTGAAACCTGTAATAATTGTGGGTTTAACGTACCAGCTTCCGAATCATCTGGTGAAGAAGTTTTGGGTTCTGGCACTCGTTTTCCACATGGTCTCAGCGCTGATAGCACAGCCCCTTCTACTGGGCAGGTTAGAGGAGCTACATTGTTAAGTACTGGTGCTGGGATTATAGGTACTACTTTGGGTGTAGGCGGTGCAACTACTTTAGATGGCACATTAAGTTATCTTGAGTTGACCGAAGCGGTAACAGCCACTGATACTATTGCTATAGCGGAGTCTGGAAAGACTTTCTATATTTCTGGTACGACCACAACATTGACACTTCCTGCTATTTCAACAGCAGATGGTGTTATCTTTAGATTTGTGGTAAGTGGTGATCTTTCTACTGATGTCATCATTACTACTGCTGGTGCAGCCGATATCATTGAAGGAACTTTGATTGTTGCTGGTGCTGCCGTTGATTGCGAGGCAGAAGACAAAATCACCTTCGTGGGTGATGGTGAGAATCTGGGGGACTACTTTGAACTGAGGTCTAACGGTACAAATTGGTTTATAGGCTCGAGTGGTGCTCTGTCTGGCTCGAAAATGACTTGCTCGACTACGTAGTTGAGGATTTTATCTAGGGATGAATAATCATCCCTAGGGTAAAAATCTTAATTAGTTTTAACACAAAACTTTATGAAAAAAATTTGGGTAGGGTTTGTAGCTATACTTGCTGTATTATTGGGTGGTTATGGTGTATCTGAATTGGGTGCTGGTCGTCTTAACTTACAAGAAAGAATTTGGATGAACGAATTATCTGCCACAACTACAGCGTCTAACATAGTAGTTTCAAATGTAGCTGACTTTGTAGATTTAGGAGTAACAATCGCGACAACTAATGCAAGCGGAACAGTTAAATTTGCATGTTCAACACAACAAAACGCTCCAACATTCACATCTGCAAAATCTGCCACTAATCGTTGGGATTATGTTGATGTCGCAGATTTAGAAAGTGGAATTTTTTATGACGGAGACACTGGTTTTACTCACACAAACACATCAGATGTTAGACAATTTGAATTGAATGTAAACAATTTTAGATGGTGTACAGCAATACAAACACCTTGGGCAGCAGGTACAACAACAATCACAATGTTACCAGCCAATTCTAACTAACAATTATGCAAGTAAGCGAATTTCAAGACAATTTAAGCGCAATGTTGCATGGCGGCACTCTTAACAAGGTCCGCAGTATAGAAAGTGCAATGCAAAGGTCTGCAAATACATTTTTATCTAAAATAGACCCTATAGATACAATGCGTACGGTAGCATTATCTGAAGCTATACATGATGATGTTTATAATTATTCTCTTCCTTCAGACTACAAAAAAATTATTGACCTTTACCCACAAAACAAACGAAACATACATGATACTGCTAATCGTATTGTTACAGAGAGGTTTGACTTGAGAAAAGAATTGCATAACAAAAGAATATCTATCGAGGGTTCAGAAGGGTCAAAGATTGTGCGTGTCAATTGGAGGTCAAGACAACCAAAAACATTAAACGAATGTAATACTTTAACTTCTAATGGTTCATGGTCTGTAGTAGCAACTGCTTCAGGGCTTGTGGCTGATGATATAAATTATATATCTGGTAGTGGGGCTTTGAGGTTTAATGTAGCAACTACAGGTGACGGAATACAAAATACAACAATGTCATCTGTTGATTTAACTGACGAAGACGAAGTTGGCGATGTCTGGGTACGTTTTTATGTTAAAAATTCAACTGATTTAGCAAAAATAACTAGCTTAACTGCTATTTGGGGAATTGATTTAACAACTAATCTATGGACTGGTGTTGCTCAAACTGCTCAAGCAGACGGTACAGCGTTTAAAGTAGGCTGGAATGAAGTAAAGATACCTTGGAGTACAGCAACAGAGACAGGAACTGTTACTCCAGCAACTACAGATTCAATAAAAATTACTTTTACAGTTACGGGTGCTATAACTAATTTACTTGTTGACCAGATTACTTGTTCAATAGGAAGAAATTTTGATATAAAATATTATTCTAAATTCTTGCTTAAAAATACAAGTGGTACTTGGATTACAAAAACAACAAGTTCAGACGATGAGATTGTTTTAGATAGCGATGCAATTCAAATTTATTTACTTGAGACTTTGGCACAAGTTGCCCATCAAATTGAAGGAGCTAATTCAACGTTTGATATTAACTGGGCAAAGCAAGAACTTGATACTTTGTACAAAAGATATAAAGTATCTTATCCAAGCATGTCAAAAAAGGCTTTAAGTTCTTACGGCACACCCACTACTTTGCGTCATTGGAGATAGTATATTATTATGAAAAATTTCTTTCTAGCTGAATCTACCTTTGGTTATCAAACAAGTACTGATGAAAGCAATTCTGATTTTCGTTTGCTTGTAGGTGGTTCACAAAATGTTTTAGTTGATTATCAAAAAAAAGTAGTATCTCGGTCTGGATATAGTAGGCTTGGGGCGGAGAATACGTCTTTGACAAAAGTTAGAAATGCTTGGACTTGGGAAACATCTACAGGACATAAAATGCCAATGAGATTTTATGATGATGAGTTGGAGGTTTATCTTGGAACTGTTGACGGTGTGGCTATAGACGCATGGAAAAGAGTAGCAGATAGTTGGAGTACAACAGAACTTTTGCGCTCTTGCATTGAAAAGGGTGGGAATGGTGGCTGGTATGACGCAACTACTGAAAAAATTGATTTTTGTTTAATGGTAATTGGGGACGCAAATATATATCAATGGAATGGTGCTGTTGCCGTTGTTACTTCTGTGACTGCAAACACTATTAAAAAAGCAGGAACAACCACTTTTGCAGAAAGTAGATTTTATACAGGTGGAAATAAAACTCTTATCAATGTTAGAACTGGTACAGAGTTTGCTTATACAGGTGGTGAAACAACAACTACTCTTACAGGCGTGACTGGAAGTCCAGTAACTGACAAAATGGTGGCAGGAGATGTTTTAGTTCAGAAAATAGTTACTAATTCTAATACTCCATCTGCCTCAAGAACAAACCATATAATTTATAATTTTGAAAACCAAATAGTTATAGGTTCAGAGGACGACAATTTGGTGTTAGGCTCTAAAAATACAGATTTTACGGATTACACTCCGTCCAGCCCTAGAGTAGCTGGTGAGGGATTTACGCTTACTTTAGATAACCCAGCAAGAGGTATAACTTCACTTGGCAAAAATCTTTTGATAGGTGCTGGAAAATCAGTAATATTCAATACCTTTTTTGAACAGGTAGCAGTGGGTACTACTTTAGCCGAAAGTGTAAAAATAAAAAGACTAGAAGTTGGTGTTAATCAAGGTTTTTTAAATCAGGAATCTATTGTACCAGTTGGAAACGCAATATTTTATCTTACAAACGAAGTTTCTTTGCGTTCAATT